TTTGAAGATGTAAAGGATGGTATACGAATGAATATTTCAGTCGGATATCGTGTAAATAAACTTATGAGAATGAAAGATGCTAAAGAAGTTAGCTATAGAGCAGCATGGACACCTATGGAAGTATCTAGCGTGTCTGTACCTGCAGATCAAAGCAGACTAGTTGGTGTTGGTCGTTCTCAATCTTTTAAGGAGATTAAAATGGATAACGAAGTCAATTTAGACGAAGTTAAAGCTAAATCTGCTGAAGAAGTCAAAGCTGAATTAAAAAGAAACTCACAAGAGATTTATAAGTTAGCTGAAAGACACAATCAAAAAGACTTAGCTGCAAAAGCAATTGCTGAACACAAAACAATTGAAGAATTTAGAGGTGAATTACTAGAAACTATTGCTAGTCAACCACTAGAAACTCCAAATGATATTGGTTTAAGCAAAAAAGAACTAAAGAGATTCTCTTTAGTAAGAGGTATTAATGCATTAGCTAACCCATCAGATAGAAAAGCACAAGCAGATGCTGCTTTTGAATTTGAGTGTTCTGCTGCTGCTGCTGAAGCATATGGTAGAAGCACACAAGGTCTTATGCTACCACCTGAAGTATTAGCACAATGGTCACAAAGAGACTTAAACACAACTGATGATGCAGGTTTAGTAGGTCAAGACTTTAGAGGTGGAGATTTTATTGATGCATTAAGAAATTCATCTTCTGTAATGGCTGCAGGGGCAACATTACTCAGAGGACTTCAGGGTGACGTAAAAATTCCGAAGAAAACTGGTTCTTCTACTGCTGCTTTCGTATCAAGCGAAGGAACTGCTGTTGCTGAGTCAGAAATGACTATTGGAAGCGTAACAATGTCACCTAAAACTTTAGGTTGCTTTACAGACGTAACAAGACAACTTTTAGTTCAGTCTTCATTAGATGTTGAAAACTTAATTAGAAATGACATAGCACAAAGCATGGCTTTAGCTATTGATGATGGTGCTTTAGAAGGTTCAGGCTCATCAGGTAATCCAACAGGTATTAAAAATACTTCAGGTATTAATACTGTAACATTTGCAGGTGCTAACCCAACATGGGCGGAAACTGTAAATATGGAAAGCCAAGTAGCTGTAGATAACGCTTTATTAGGTAATCTCTCTTACATTATGAGAGCAGATGACTATGGAACATTAAAAACAACTGAAAAAGCTACTGGTACTGCTCAGTTTGTTGTTGATAGAGACGGTAGAGTTAATAACTATAATGTAATTGTTTCTAATCAACCAACATCAGGTGATCATTACTTCGGTAACTTCTCAGACCTATTAGTAGGATTTTTTGGCGGTCTCGATATAATTGTGGACCCATATACAAATTCATCTAGTGGTACAGTTAGAGTTGTTGGCATTCAAATGATAGATGTAGCTGTTAGAAATGCAGTTTCATTCTGTCTAGGTAATGACGGTTAATGTTAACTACTAAAAACGGTGGGGTGAAAAGCCCCACCACTAATGAAGTGAAAAAATATTTAATTTTGAGAGACACTATTGCTAATAAACAAAGAGTTTATGTTGGTGATATTGTAGAGTTAGACGCTGCACAAGGTTATGCACTTGTGTCAAATAAAAAAGCAGAACTTTACAAAGAAACTGCTAAACCAAAAAAAGCAAATAGAAGTGTAGGTTTAAAAAAATCTGAAACTAAACCAGTTAAGAAAAGAGCCAAAAAATAATGCCTTTAGAAAGTGCTGCAGATTTTAACTCTTATGTAGACACTACAACTGGTCATGGAGTTACAGGTGTTTTTACAGAAATACAGAATAACCTTTGGGATAACAGAACAGCACTTATAGATACTTGGGTAGATATAGATTCAGGTAATGCATACTCAATTAATTTAATTATAGATCAAGAATACTTTAGTATTGCAGGTGGTACTGTACCAGTTGACGGATATCAACCAAGAGCAATAATAAAAGCTACAGATGCACCTTATATATCACAAGGTGACAAAATATTAGTACATCCAATAACCACTAACAAAGGTAATACGTTAGTACCTGAAACAACATTTTTAGTTGTTACTGTAGAGCCTGATAATACAGGCTTAATACAGTTAGTCTTAGAGGAACAATAATGTCACAGTACATGTTAGAAACTGAAGAAGATATGTTGGCATATTTAGATACTAGCTATGGTCATGGCTTAGATGCAGTTTATATAAGAGGTGGCGTATCTACTAATATTAAAATAATACTTAATAATGAATACACAGAACAAGATTTAGGTACTGGTGTAGAAGCACTTAAACCAGTTGCATATTGTAGAAGTGTAGATATGCCTAATGTAGCATACGGTGATTTATTAAATGCTAGTGCAGTTACAGATATACATGGTAATATTCTAAAAGCAGCACAAAACTACACTATAGTTAATGTGCAAAAAGATAGAACTGGATTTACTGCTTTAATGTTAGAGGAAGTGTAATGGCAAATCATGTGAGACAACAAATAAGAGAATACTTTGGTACTACACTAACTGGCTTAACAACTACTGGTTCTAATGTCTATGAATCAAGAGTTTATCCTATAGAAAATACAAAGCTACCTGCATTAGTTATCTATACTAAATCAGAATCATCTGAGCCTATTGTTATAGGTACAGATAGAGTTATGAGTAGAGAACTAGCTGTAGTTATAGAAGGCTATGCAAAAGCTACTAGTAACTTTGACGATACTATTGATACAATAAGCAAAGAAGTAGAAGAAGCTATAGCAGCAGATAGAACATTAGGCGGTTTAGCAAAAGATACTTATTTAGAATCAACTGAAATTGATTTTAATGGTGAAGCAGAAAAGCCTTTAGGTTATGTTTCACTAACTTTTTTAACTAACTACTATGTGCAGGAAACGAATCCTGATGTGGCGGTTTAACAGGAGATAATTATGAAATTAATTAGTCCAAATGGTAAGATTACTGTAATTGCTCACCCTACACAGGTTGAGTATTATTTAAGTAAAGGGTGGAAGGAAGATGCACCTAAATCTAAATCATCTTCTAAAAAATCTAAAAAAGAGGTAGAAAATGGCGATACATAAAGGTAGCGAAGGTACTGTTAAAGTAGGGTCAGATGCAATCGCAGAAATTAGGTCATACTCAATTGAGGAGACTGCTGCAACTATTGAATCTACTACTATGGGTGACACAGCTAGATCATATGAATCATCTTTAACAGATGGTACAGGTACTATTGATGTCTACTGGGATGAAACTGATACAGCACAAAATGCATTAACTATTGGTGCAAGTGTTACTGTTAACTTTTATCCTGAAGGCGATACTGCAGGTGATACTTATTATACTGGTACTGCTTTAGTAACAGGTATAACAAGGACAGGTGCATTTGATGGCTTAGTAGAAGCAACAATAAATGTACAATTTACAGGTGGCATTACTAGCACAACAGTATAACTATGAAACTCATTGATAAAGCAAAAGAACACTTTAATACTTTAGAAATTAAATGTATTGAAGTACCTGAATGGAGTGATGAGAATGAAGTGGTTAAAATTTATGCAAAGCCATTAACGTTAGCAGAAATGTCTAAATTGCAAAAATTCGCAAAAGATGATGATGTTGCATTAATGGCTTATTGCTTAATTTATAAAGCACTTGATGAAGAAGGCAATAAGGTGTTTGATTTATCTGATAAACAAACTTTAATGAACAATGTAGACAAAGATGTATTAGCTAGATTAGCTACTGAGATCATGTCTACACCAACTGTAGATGAACAAAGAAAAAAGTAGCGGAAGATAAGGAATTATTTGCAAAATATTATTTAGCTGAACTTTTACATGTTACAGTTGAAGAACTAGAAAATAAAATGTCCTTATCTGAATTTACTGGATGGATGGCATACTTAGAAGAAAAGAATAGGCAAATAAAACATGGCAACTGATTATAAATTTAGAATTACCGCTAAAGACCAAACTAAAGATGCATTTGGTTCTGTTAATAGAAATGTAAACAGCACACAAGTTGCTATGAAAAAACTTGCGGGTGCTTTTGCAGGTGTTTTTGCTGTTAGACAATTAGCTTTGTTTGGTAAAGAGACATTAGCATTAGCAGATAGTATAGGTAAAGTATCTGATTCTATTGGTGTATCTACAGAATTCTTACAAAAATATCAATTTGCTGCACAGCAGTCAGGTCTTGCTACTGAAGAATTCAACAAAGGTATGCAAAACTTCACCAAGATGGTTGGTCAAGCACAATTAAGAACAACTGAAGCAGGAAGAACTTTAGAGAAACTAGGCGTACAAGTTAAAAATACAGATGGTAGTGTAAAAAGTGCAGAAGAAGTATTTGTAGAATTATTTGAAGCATTAGATGGTGTAGGTAGCCAGTTTGAGAAAAATGCTATTTTAGCTGATCTTATGGGTAGAGCAGGTGTAAAACTTGCTGTAATGGGTAAAGATGGTGCAGAAGCTATGAAGGAATTAGCTGAGTCTGCAACTGGTGTTATACCTGAAGATTCTATAAGACAAGCAGAAATATTTAATGATGCTATGAATGAATTAAAAAGAGCAACATTATTACCATTACAAAAAGCATTTGTATCAGTATCTACAACAGTTTTAGAATTTTTAGATTTACTAGGATTAGTTGATAGAAAGAAAACATTAGCAGAATTACAAGGCGAATTAAATAGGGTTACTGATTTAATTAAAGAGGTACAAGAAACAGGCGGATTTGTATTAGAAAATGACATATTTGCAAAAATGTCACCTGAAGAACTCAAAGCAAATAAAGAAAGAAAAACAGCATTAGAAGAACAAATAGCACTAATTACAAAAAGAAAAGAATTAACAGGTGTTGTTGAGGATGCTTTTGCTGCTACTAAATTTAATGCAGTTAATAAGTCTATAGAGGAAAATATAGCTATAGTTAAAACTTTTGCAGAAACGGTAGAAGGACAATTAACAAATGCATTTACAAATTTCTTTGATTTTACAAGTAAAGAATTTTTAGACTTTAAAAACTTAGCCACTAATGTAGCAAGAGCAGTTATTAATGAATTAATACAAATATATTTAGTCAAGAATTTAGTAGGTTTTGTACAAAGTGGTATAACTAGTTTTACTGAGTCATTTCAAGGTGGAACAGGTGCATCAGTAGATTTAACTGGTGGCAAACTAGAAGCTATGGGTGGTGCTGCAACACAAATACAAACTGCAAGTCCTACAGTAAACTTTAATGTATCAACAGTAGATGCAGCAGGATTTGACCAATTACTTGCATCAAGAAAAGGATTAATAACACAAATAATAAACAATGCCATGAATAATCAAGGCAAAATGGGGATAGTATAATGGCAGGAACTTTTCCAACAGACCCAAATTTTAGAGCTTTACAATTTAAAGATAATAGACCTATATTATTAAATCAAACACTATCAGGTAAAAAATCAGCAAGACAAATAGGTGCACAATACTTTTCATTTACAGTTCAAATGCCACCAGTTGACCAATTAAAAGCACAAGAAATATTTGCATTTTTATCCAAACAAAAAGGCGGTTATGAAAACTTTGATATAACTGCACCCTTAAATAATAAAGGAAATAGCCATACTGAAACTGATATTTTAGTAAATGGTGCACAAACAGTTGGAACAAGTGCAATACCTATGGATGGTTTTTCACATACCAACCATGCATTAAGAGCAGGTGATTTAATACAATTTGCTAGTCATTCAAAAGTTTACATGGTGCAAGACGAAGTAACTGCATCAGGTGGTTCTGCAACTGTTAATATCCTGCCTAACTTAGTATCTGCTCTAGCCGATAATGAAGCTGTAACTGTTAATAAACCTCTTTTTAAGGTTTATCTTGAAAATGATGAAATAATGTATTCAACAGATGCAAATGGTTTTTACAGTATTTCATTTGATGTTAGAGAGGTTATT